CGCTTCATTGCTGCTAGACTCCGCGGCGGAGATGTGGCCGAGTGGTCGAAGGCGCTCCCCTGCTAAGGGAGTAGGCGGGAAACCGTCTCGAGGGTTCGAATCCCTTCGTCTCCGCCATTTCAAGTTATAGAATACGTTCAGGCACCTTTGCAGGGCGTATTTTTCTTTTGGTTACAAAGGGGTTTGGTCGTGGCGACCGGCCTTCAGAGACTGGCGGAATGCCGTAATCCGGTCTCTGAACCCTTTGTGTCTCTTTCCGACCGGCCCTCGGCCCGAATGGGACGGATTCAAAGTTTGCATTATTTTCAGTACCTTGCGATTTTTGTGAGACCGGCCTGTTCGGAAGTGCGACCGGTGACCTTTCGCGAAGCGAATCTGGGAGACGGTCGCTTTCCATGTACCCGCGCATTGGCGTGAATTACGAGTCAATTTTCGGACGTGCTGATGGCCTCAAACACTGCGTTTGCCTGCTCATCCCACGGCAAGGCTGCAATTTCGATCAGGTTCAATAATGTCACTGCGGGCACGTCGCGCTTGTAAACAATGCGTCGGAGAACATCGGGCGCGAGATAGGCCAGCCGCATTCGTCGGCTGACTTGCCGCTCGGAAAGTTTGACGGCAATTGCGAGATCGCGCACGGTTCCGAATTCGCCCGCCTCCATGCGCCGCCGCCAGGACCAGGCGCGGCCGATGGCGCGTAGGACATGCGGATCCTGTGTCTGGTCTTCGCTCGGCAAGTAATCGGCGGGCGGCATAATTTTTGGCCGCCCATTTTTCTTGCGAAGTTTGAGGGGGACAAAGATCTGGATGGTGTCGGACGCGCCCATTATTCTGCGGCCTCAAGCCTGCGTGGTACCATCAGGTCCCGCATCACACCGGCGATGCCATCGGTGCGCATATCGATGACCAACCCTTCAGCCGTCACGGTCACGCGCCGCACGAGCAGTTGGATGATGCGCGTTTGTTCGGCTGGGAATAGCTGGGCCCAGAGATCAGAGAATCCCTGCAGGGCTTTGATGGCCTCGGTCTGCGCGATGTTGGCAATGTCATCGCGTTCAAGTGCCGCGATGACCTGTGCCGTGGTTTCCGGCGTGCGCAGGACCCGGCGGATCTCGGTAATGACAGCACCCTCGGCTGTATCCGCTGGCAAGCGCCTGGGTATGCCGTCATCGGGCGTCTCTCGGTTCTTCAGAAGATCCATCGACACGTAATACCGATACCGGCGCGCGCCCTTTTTCGTGCTGGAGGGCGTCATTGCTGCACCTGTGGCTGTGAAGATTAAGCCCTTCAACAGTGCAGGGGTTTGGCTCCGGCTGTTGTTGGCCCGCTTGCGTGGGCTTTCGCCGAAGATGTCATGCACCTGATCCCAAAGCCGCTCATCGATAATTGCGGTATGCTCGCCTGGATAGGCTTTGCCCTTGTGGACAGCCAGGCCGCGGTAGACGCGGTTGTTGAGCAGTCGGTAAAGATAGCCCTTGTCAATCAACTTGCCCCGTTTGTTGAGGGTTCCTTCGCCTCGCAGTTCTCGCGCCAAAACGGTTGCCGAGCCAACCTCAACAAAGCGAGTGAAGATTTCACCAACCTTGGCGGCTTCCTCGGTGTTGATGACCAGTTTACGGTCGCGCACGTCATAACCGAGGGGTATGTTGCCGCCCATCCACATGCCCTTCATGCGCGAGGCCTTCACCTTGTCGCGAATGCGCTCGGCTGTCACTTCGCGCTCGAATTGGGCGAAGCTAAGCAGGATGTTCAGGGTCAGCCGCCCCATGGAGGTGGTTGTGTTGAACGATTGCGTGACCGACACGAAGGTAACGCCGTTTCGGTCAAAGACCTCCACCAGCTTGGAAAAGTCCATCAGAGAGCGCGACAACCGGTCGATCTTGTAAACGACGACCACGTCGATCAGCCCATCCTCGATATCGGCCAGCAGCTGCTTCAGGCCTGGGCGTTCCAACGTGCCGCCAGATATCCCGCCATCATCATACTGGTCACGCACCAGCGCCCATCCCTCCGACTTCTGGCTGGCAATATAAGCTTCGCAGGCTTCCCGTTGGGCATGCAGGCTGTTGAACTCCTGCTCGAGCCCTTCCTCGCTGGATTTGCGCGTGTAAATGGCGCAGCGCAGACGGCGGGCGGGTTTTGTGGTTGCATCCATTACGTTTCACCCCGCTTCCGCTCACGGAGGCCAAAAAAGCGGTATCCGTTCCAACGCGTGCCAGTTATGGCACGCGCCACTGCCGACAGCGATTTGTAGCGGCGGCCGTCCCATTCGAAGCCTTCCTTCAGAACGGTGACCGTGTGAGCAACGCCGTCCCATTCGCGGATCAGCTTCGTGCCGACCACAGGATTGCGGGGATCCGCAATCTGGGCCTTGCGCGTCAGCGTCCCCTCGACCTCGTCGGCCAGAAGGTCCAGCAGGCGGCGCGTCTGCTTGTCAGGGCCGCCGTAGGTCAGCTCTTGAATGCGGTAAGCTAAGCGGCCTTCCAGAAAGCCGCGGCTGTTGTTGGGGGCGGGCGCGTCAAAGAGCACCTGCCATTCTGCTTTCAGGTCATTGACCGACATTGCCTTCAGCGCAGCCAAGCGCGCCAGGATGGGGTCGTGTGTTGTCATGCGGATCTCCTCTGAGTTGGACCCGCAGTACCGCTCTGTTCTGGCTGGAAGTGTAGCGAACTATCTCTACTTTCGGCGAACGTGTCGTGGTGATCGCGCTGCGCCAGGCGCACCACAGCTGTCGCGAGCAGACCGTTCAGCTCAGTGCGGCGTTCATGCGCCGTCATGCGGTCGGGATGATGGGGGTTGCAATGGTTCATGTTTTTTCTCGTGGCTCTGCTTTGTGATGTTCTCTCACAATGATTTTCTGCAAGCGCGCAGCGATGGCATCGCGGTCTTTCGCTTGCCAACGTCGCCGGTAGAGGTCGCGCTCGAGGATGTCTTCAGCGTCCTGCTCAAGGCGCTTTTCAAGTCGCGCATTTGTTTTGGGGATCATTGCTGGATTTCCTTATCTGCCTGTGGCGCGATCTGGTGCTGCAGACCACCATCCTCGGAAAGTGTGATTGTGATCAGGTCGCTGGGCAGCTGTCGCCAGAGCGAGACGGTTGCCACAGATTCCTCGTTGCCCGAGCGTTCTGCGGTATTGCACCATTCCAGCACGTGGCCGATTGTGTCGGGCAGATCATCCGGTGCGCGCGCGTTGATTTTTCCGATGACATTGGCAATTTCATCCTCGTGCCAATCAATACCGATTTCACGGCACCAACTTACGATGTCATTCCACAAATCAGGGGCATCGCGACGCAGGCTTCTGTTCATGTTTTCTCTCCTTGAAGCGTGATTAGGCCGGCCACGTGACGGCATCTTCTTTGCCGCGCAGCATGTGGCTGGCGACCAATATCTTCTCGATCTCCGGCCAGTGGTCGCTGGCCTCTATCCACGGGACGAGGTGGTCACGGACGTAGGTCATCGCGTCGTCCATGAAGGCGGAGAATTCATCCCCGTCCATCGAGGCGAAGCTGATCGACACCGGTCGCGCGACGATCGCGATCGCGCCCTCTGGAATGTTGTGCCTGGCCCGCTCCGATCGCGTCATATTGCGGTTCCGGGTGCGTCCGGTTGCCACCAGCAGGTCGTCTTTGATGTTCTCCGCCGTCCATTCGGCGCTGGTCGGTCCATCGTTCAGGGCCTTGGCCACGTAGGTCAAAAAGGCCCAGAACAGGCGGTGCTGCTTGCCGTTGCGCGGCCGCGTGGGTTCGATCTTGTAGAGCGCGCCAAACTTGAGCTTCTCGATCGCCAGCTGACCCGCTTTTGAGGATGGGACCAGCATATGGTCAAACCGGTGCACAAAAAATGCATAAGCCATCACACCAACCCCACTTTTGTCGCAAGCCACTCCGGCAACGCGACCGTTTTGACACCAGGGTTGTTGGTCGCACTCACCTCGACCAGGGCGAGGGGCAGCCAGACTGCCGCGTCGCTGTCGCCGGTGTGAACCAGCACTGCGCGCTCCGTGAGCGCGACCATCTCCACGTCGATGTAAGCGAGTGCGCCGCTCATATCCGCCACTCCGGAGCAAACGGAATTTCGTTGTCGATGTCGCTGCCGCTGCTGGGTCGACCACCCGAACCGTAGCCCGAGCCACCACCAGAGCCGCCGTCATAGTCACCGCCCGAGCCGCCCCCGTCGCCATCCCTGCGCCCGTCCAGCAGCGTCAGCGTGCCGTTGTAGGGTCGCAGGACGACCTCGGTCGTGTATCGGTCCTGCCCGGACTGGTCCTGCCACTTGCGGGTCTCCAACTGGCCCTCGACATAGACCTTTGAGCCCTTCCGGAGATACTTCTCGGCGATCCCAACCAGCCCTTCGGCGTGGATCGCAATCGAGTGCCACTCGACCCGCTCTTTGCGTTCGCCAGTGCTGCGGTCTTTCCAAGTCTCGGACGTGGCAATGCGAAGGTTGCAGACCTTGCCGCCGCTGGAGAAGCTTCGGACCTCAGGGTCGCGCCCCAAATTTCCGATGAGGATTACCTTGTTCACGCTGCCTGCCATCAGGTCTTCTCCTTTGGTGCTTTGGGCATCCGCAGCACCTCGATTGCGCGCGACCTGTGGCGGAGGCGGCGGATGAAGCCGCGCTCCTCAAGGGCATCGAGCAGGCGATGGATATTGGACTTGCTGGCAACATTCAGGGCGTCGGCCATCTCCTCGAATGAGGGGGCGTATCCGTGTTCTGCGGAGTATTTTGCAAGGAACACCCAGCAGTCGTTCTGGCGCGGCGTCAGCATCGCTCCGCCTCCCGGTCCGGATGGCCCAGCAAGCCGCCGTCTCTGATCCATCCGGTCAGGTGCTGCTGGCTGCCAAAGCATCCGCCGGGGGCATAGTTGTGCAGGAACATCGCGTATCCGAACAGGCCAGCGCGGTTTGGGTCGTCTGCCCGGCGGCAGGCCTCGAAATAGTCGCCCACAATGATCGCCTGCGTGAACGATCCGGGCCGCACGCCCAAAAGGACATACCGCACCATGCCCGCGTGCATGTGACGTGGGAGCCATCGGTCCAGTCCTGTGCCCCATTCCGAGCGGGTGATCCGGTCGTAGGTGCCCGCTGGATCAGCCTCGATGTCCAAGGCGATCTGGTGGCGGTCGATCTCTTGCGTTTGTGCTTTCATTCTCCACCCCTCCCGACATTGGCCACAGCGGTGTTGATGTCAGCCTGTGCCTGCTCCGAGAGCGTCGCGATCTGGTCCTGCCAAAGCGACATGACGGCGTCGGCGTCGTCTGCGCTGTCGGCTTCGGCAAGGTCGTCCAGGATCCGCTGGATCAGTCCCGCTGAGGCTTCCTCGGCCATGTCGCGCTCTGCCGTCTCGGGGTCCGGCTTCTTCTCGGGCTGGGGCTTCTGTTCGGCCGCCGCTGGCTTGGCCTGCTTTTGGACTGGCGTGGGCTCTTCCTCGGCCTTCGCATCGTTCGCCTTCTGATCCCCTCCCTGATCCTCGTCCTGATCCGCATCCAAGTCAGTGGCCTCGCCATCGATCGTCCGGCCGTCCTCGTCGTCCGGGGTCGCGTCGAGCTGGTCAGCCGGGTTTATCGCGAAGGCCGCGAAGTCCGCCTTGCCGCCGTCGACCGTCAGCGCATCGCGGAATTCCACCGACAGCGGCAGGTATTTGGCCAAAGCCCGGATGGCGGTCTTTTTTGCCATCTCGTCCTCGTGGCTTTTCCACGGGTTGCGATCCGTCGCGCCAAACTTCACGGCCGTCTGCCAGCCCTGCGAGCCGTCCCGGATCTTCATCACCTTGGCCCAGGGCAGGACCACGTAGGCGTGCCCGCCGTCCCGGAATTTGGCGATGGCGTAGGCATGGCGCCTGTCGCCCTCCTGTGCGCCCGGGATATGGCGCAGCCGCGCTTCGGTGCCTTCCTCGTATTCCCAGACCTCGTCGTCGGAATAGTGGATGTTGGCGGAGATCGACGTGATGTGCCCGGACCGGCGCGCAAGATCGATCAGGCCCTTATATCCGACGACCAGCTGGACCTCGGTGATGTTCTTCCGGTTGTTCCTGAACGGGATCAGATAGGCGTGGCCCATGATCGTGTTCGGCTCCAGCCCGAGCCCCGCGCAGGTCATCAGCCCGCCCAGCAGGCTCATGGGGTCGCAGTCGCCCAGTTTCGGGGTGGTCCGGATCGCGTTCGCCATCAGGCGCATCATGCGCTCGGGCTTCATGTGGGCCGCCGCGACTTGCTGCAGCTGGGTCTTGGCCGCGTCGTTCCAAAGCAGCTCCTTGACGTTGGTCACCTGCGTCAGCGGCTTGGTTTTGATCTTCTCGATGGCGGTACTCACAGCTTTTGCTCCTCAATGATGTCGATGCCGGGGATGGTGATCTTTGCGCCCTTGGCCGCGCGAATGTCGGCATTGGCGAGGCGTGTGATGCATTCGGCCAGATCGGCGTGGCTGCGGTAGTGCAGCATCGCCTGATTGATGTTTGTGATATGGGCGGAGCGGTGGGTGCGCAGGCCGGTCCGGTTGGACCCGGTGCCGGTTGCGGAGCTGACTTTGGCTCGAGCGGGGGCCGCCGCCACCTTGGCTGCCTCAGCGGCCTCCTTGGCCTTCTCCTCCGCCTCGAGTATCGCTGCGGCATTGCGGTTGCGCTCGGCGATCAGGCGCTTGCGCTCGGCCTCCTCGGCGGCCTTGCGCGCGGCTTCCTGCTCGGCACGGCGTCGCTCCTCGGCGATCCGCTGCTGTTCCTTGAGGTAGGTTTCCAGCGGCAATTTCGCGAGCCTGCCAGCCTTCTCGATGATGTCCTTCACGCGGTTGAAGGCCGTGTCGACATCGCGACCAGCGTCAAGAAACGGCTGTTTTTCTGCCTTGCGGCGATCCTCGATCTCCTTGAGCTTTGCCCGCGCGGTATCGAGGAAGTCCTTCAGCTCGCCCGCCTTGGTGTCACTCGCGATCTCGACGACTGCCCACTCGCTGGCCGCATCCGCGATTTCGCTGGCCTCTTTCACAAAGGCGTCGACCACTTCTGCGTCGAACATCGGCCCCTTGTTGTGGCCCAAGCCCGCAGTCATAACATCGCCCATAATCACAGCCCCCCTTCGGCCAGAACGGCAACGATCGGCTTGCAGGCGAATGGTGGATGCGGGACATCGACCGCTACGACGCTGACGGTTTTGGTTCCGTCCTTGCTGTCGACCTTCACCATGTCACCGGGCTGGAGCGGCTGCGCGCCATCGTAGGTGTAGGTGTATGTGCGGCTGTCCCGCGGTTGGAATTTGACAGATACAAACATTCAGTTCCCTTTCATGGTCTGATTTGACCCGCGCGCAGCCGGATCGGTGCATGGGTCGCCGCCATCTCGGGGTGGCGACGCTGAAGATCTTGGAGGTCGAGGTATTCAGACCGGCTGATCGGGTTCTTGCAGATCGACAGCCAGGCCCGGGCGGGATCGCGGCGCTCGCCGTTCACCTCGCAGACAAGGCGTTCGTCGCTGGCCAGCTCGCCGTTCGCGTCCACATCACGCTGGATGGAGATCGACGCTGGGACGAAGGGGCCGCCCTTGACCAGCCTGGTGCGATACCACCCGCAGTGCGGATTTCCTTCATGGACCGGTGGTGCGTGCCCGGCCAGCGCGGCGCGATGCCAGGCATAAAGTTGAGAAATGGATGTTGGCTGCCGGATCATGGCTGAACTTTCCTAATTACAGATCAGTTCAGGCCAAAGCCGTGACCGGCCAGCAGAAGGATGTAACCGGTTGCAAAGAGAGAAGCCGCACCGATCAGGTCGCCAGCAATGTCGCCGACAGCACGCCAGTTGACGCACCATTGGGATATGCCAGCGCTTTTGGATTTAGAAATGATCGGGAACATGTGATCCTCCGTTGCTCTGGGAGGAAGTTCGCAAAAAGCGGACACAGTGTCAATCGCAAAAAGCGTACACTTGCGCACGGCCTTGCGAACGTAGTGTCGTGCACATGCAATCTATAGGCTGATTTGCTGGGAACTTGAGAGGCTGGGGCTGTACTAAATTTTACCTGCAGCCCAGATGACGCGACCAACAACTTCGATGTCGGCAAGTGACCGCTCGACTGATGGGTACATTTTGCGATTATCGGAAATTATCGTTACCCAACCGGCTTGTGAGGCGCGCCCTATACGTTTGACCAAGAGCGCCTCGCCATTGTCGCGAATGACAAAAATACCGTCAAAGCTCAGGTCACCCTTGGAGACATCGACCATGACAACGTCGTCATCATTGAGTGTCGGGTTCATACTGTCGCCTTTGACAGTAATGATACGTAGGTTTTTTGGTGAAGCCGTTGTAAGCCTTGATAGATATCCTGGTGGAAAAGCGAGCCTTGCAACTACGTCTTCGCCATAAACCACTGCGCCGTCGCCTGCTGATGCGCTGATGTCAAGGATCGCAACAAGGTCGTTGGTTACCTCTTGCTGATCTTCTCGGCGTTCAACACCGGCAAGCTCTAAGATCTCAGAGCGCACGATGCCATAGTCGGTCAGTGCGTCTGCAAAGGCTTCTGCTTCCTTGAGGGGAAGAAACTCGTCTTTGAACCTGTCGGGGCTTTCATAGTGGTTATATCCCGAGGTCGATTTGCCAACCAGTTTCGCCATGGCGCGTATCGAGAGCCCTGATCGCTCACGAATTGCCTTAAGTCTTTGCGCTGTCGTTATTTTTTGTTCCATCTGACCACTATCGCAATTTCAACCCATAAAGTCCGCACGCGTTTTGCGAATGTTCACCTTGACAAAACGTTCGCAAACAGCGGACAACTGTACGCATGACCTACGTTCAAAACATCATCAAACAATTCGGGGGCCTACGCGCCATGTCCCGAGCTGTCCGCATACCGGCATCAACCATTTCGGGATGGGCCTCTCGTGGCTCCATTCCGGACACACGAAAAGCCCATGTCCTTGTGTGCGCTTTATCTGCTGGCATCAACCTTGAGCCAGCAGATTTCTTTCCACTTTCTGCTCAAGATCAAGCCTCTGGAAAGACGTCACAATGATCGGGCGTGCGCTGTCAACACATCCCTAAATTTGCGTCGAAGTGAAGTCTTTAAATGAAAACACCGTGCGTCCGTGAGCGGCTCTGCTGCCACTGAAACCCAACTTTCGCCCAATCCGGAATAAGGACCACAGGAATGAGCTACCCCAAAAACCAGAACAACTTCAGCATCTCGCTAGAGCAGCTGCTGTCTGACATCGCGAACGCTGAGGACACGGCGCAGACGATCTCGGAGGCCACCGGCGTCCATCGCTCGAACATCAAGGGCATCCTTGACGACCGCGGCTACCACAAGAAGGCCTTTGCCGACTTTCGCGCCATGCACGCGATGTCCGACGAGAAGTTCGCGGATTATTGGCGCACCTTCAAAGCCTGCGTCGACGCCTACGAGGTGGAAGCCGAAAGCCTCATCCAAGACCTCCTCGATCGCAAAGGCGAGGAAACCAGCGGCATGCAAGCCGACATGGCGGCCGAATAATGATCATTGCGGCGTTGGATTTGGCCACAAAGACCGGCGTCGCGGTTGGCCCCCTTGGGGGCAGTCCTACGCTGTGGACGCTCGATCTCAAGTCAAAGGGCGAGGCCAAGTTCCACGCAACCCGCCTGATGCAAATCCAGGGCCTGGCCCACCGGCTGATCGCGGAGCAGGGCGCCCGGTTCATCGCGATCGAAAAGCCCTTTGTCGCCGCGCACAACAACTGGGAAACGACCCTGCTGACGATTGGTCTGACCGCCAACGTGCTCAGCTGGGCCGAGCGCAAGGGCATCCCGGTCGACATCTTCCCGGCCCAGACCGTCGCCAAGCACTTCACCGGCTCCGGCAAGATGAAGCGCGACGACAAGAAGGCCGCGATCCTTGCAGAGTGCCGGGCGCGCGGCTGGGAGCCCCACGACGACAATCAGGCCGATGCGGCAGCGCTCTGGGATCTCGCCTGCGCGCGGTTGTCATGTACGCACGCGGTCGCGCGCAGGCCGATGTCGCGTGCCGATGTTCAATCCCAAAAAGAGAGACAGACCGGGAGGAACTTTTCATGAATGACATGGGCCACAATGAAAATGCTGTCCGGCTTGCCGCTCTGGCTGGCGACGCCAAGGCCGCTCTTGACAGTGTGTCTCGCGGAGAGGCTGACGCTTTCGATGGCTGGCTTGCCTACGGTGCGGCGCTGAACGCAGGGCGCGCGTTGTTTGCGGGCGACAGAGAGTTCGGCCAATGGGTTCACGAAAATGTGCTCTGGCAACTTGCCAGTGCACATTTGTCCTCAGGGGCTGTTGAGAACCATGAACGCCTAGCCGCCATGTGGGCTGCGGGCAATGCCGATCAGCTGGCTGAAGCCCGGGCCACTTGCAACGCCCGCACACCGCGCGGATTGCACAAGCAGTGGAAGAAACTCGAGGCGGAGCGCGAAGAGGATCGCCTGCGTCAGGACCGCCGCACCCGTGAGGAGGCCGAGAGAGCAGAGCGTGAAACGCGCGCGGCGCAAGCGCGGCTGGACAGGCAAAAAGCCGAGGCCGACGAACAAGCAGCGCGCAAAGCTGCCGCAGCTGCCCGCAATGATGACGAGCGCAAGGTGGCGCAGGCGCGGGTCAATGATGCAGCGAGGGCCAAGGCAGAGGCTGATGCGGCCGCGCAACAAGCAATCGCACCTGACCCGGTGCTGGAGATGCCCGATCCTTACGCCGCAGAGCGCAAGGAGCTGGCGCGATACACCCACGAAGGTCTTGAGGATGCACTGATTGAGGTGCGGATCGCGCTGGCCGATGAGAAAGCAAAGCGCAAGGTAGCCGAAGCTGAACGCAATGACTTCAAAGCCAAATGGCAAGAGGTGACCGGCAAGAGCGACATGGGACGCGCTTTGGGAAATGCGCAGCGTCAGCGCGATACCGCGAAAGGCCGCTTGGCTGAGGAACAGGCAAAGAACGCCCGGCAGCAGCGGCGGATCAACATCCTGGATGCAGAGATCAAGAAGCTGCGCGTCATGCTCGAAAACCAGGTGATCCCGCTGTGACCCCAATTCTGGACCGCATACGCGCGCATGGCGGCGAGGTGATCCGGGACGGATGGACCCTGCGCCTGCGCCGGGGGCGATTGCGCGAGCCCGCACTGCAATGGCTGCGCGATCCGGCAGTGCGGCAGCGCTTGATGCGCGAGGTATGGCCTCAGGTGGATGACTTTGAGGAACGGGCCGCGATCCGCGAGATTTGCGGTGGACAGGACCGCGCCGCGGCTGAGCGTGACGCATACACGGAGGTGATGGCCCGCCATGTATGATTTCTTCCAGAAAGCACATGCCAAGGAAATTTGCCTGCGTGGCTATCAGGCTGAAGCGGTCGAGGCGCTGCGTGACGGGCTGCGGCGCAAGTTGCGGCGGCAGATCCTGTGCGCCACCACAGGTGCGGGCAAGACGCTGACATCGGCACATATGCTGCGCGAGGCGGCGGCAAAAGGCAGCTACACCCTGTTCATTGTTGACAGGCTGGCGCTCGTGGATCAGACCAGCGCGGTTTTTGATGAGTACGGCATTCCGCACGGCGTGGTGCAGGGCGACCACCCACGATGGGCCCCGCGCGAAAACGTGCAAGTGTGCAGCGCGCAGACGCTGGCCCGGCGCAGCCTGCCGCGCAGTCCTGATCTCATCATCGTGGATGAGTGCCATGTCTGCTACAAGGCCACGCGCGATTTCATTCAGGCCAACCGCCAGGCCGTGGTCATTGGGCTGAGTGCGACGCCGTTTACCAAAGGCATGGGGCGTGACTGGGACGGCATCGTCAACGTCATCCCCACGCGCGCACTGATCAAGGGTGGCCACCTGATTGAGCCGACGATGTATGTGGCCAAGTCGCCAGAGGATGCAGCACTCGGGCTGAACAGCCACGGTGAGTTTTCTGACGACAGTGCAACCCGCGCCGGGATCGCGATCATCGGCGACGTGGTGTCAGAATGGGAGACAAAGACACACGATCATTTCGGCGGGCCGGTCAAAACGGTCGTGTTCAGCCCCACGGTCGAGCATGGCCGCGAGTTGTGCGCGTCCTTTGCGGCGGCGGGCTACAATTTCCAGCAGGTTAGCTACATGGATCGCTCCGACGATGAGCGGCGCGAGAAGATCGGTGAGTTTCGACGCTCCGACAGTTTCATCACCGGATTGGTATCTTGTGGGGTGTTGACGCGCGGGTTTGACGTGCCCGATGTGCGGATCGGCATCTCCTGCAAGCCCTATCGCAAGAGCCTGAGCAGCCACATGCAGGAAATGGGCCGTGTGATGCGCCCCCATGCCGAAAGCGGCAAAGACAAGGCGCTTTGGCTTGACCACTCCGGTAATGTCGAAAGGTTCGCGCTGGACGTGTACGATGTATGGGAGCACGGCGCGGGCGATCTGGACACATCCGAAAAGCTCGACAGCAAGCCGCGTCAGCGCAATCAACAGACCCGCGAAAAGGTGGTTTGCCCAGAGTGCAGCGGGGCGCTGCGCGGCAATACCTGCATGGGCTGCGGATGGGAAAAGCCTGCCCGCTCCAACGTGGTGTTCAAAGACGGCGATCTGCAAGCTTTTGATATGGCCGCGGCGGCAATGCAGCCCCGCGACGGATTGCGGGCAGAGTGCCTGAATGAGCCGCGCCGCGTATGGGACGCCGCGCTGCGACACACGACGACCAGCACGCGTAAGGGCGAGGAGCACGCACGCCGTTGGGCATACGGTGTGTTCCGAGGCGTCTATCCCAACAACAATCTGCCTGCCGGGTGGTTTCACGCACCGGTCAATTTGGCGACAGATCTGCACGCCGACGCGCTGGTTGAGCGAGAAATCCGGCGCTTTCGCAGGACCAGCAAGCGGAGGTCGGCATGAGCCTGCACGACGCCATGCTGTCAGCTTGCGCTGCCGTGGGCATAATCCCGCCTGCGCGCACCAAGACTGGCCGCTGGGTGCCGTGTCCGGTTGAGGGCAAGAGCCCAAGCAACGGCTCAGGTCGGGTGATGATCAACGCTGACGCCAAGACTGGCATTGCGTGGAACCATGTCACAGGCCAGCACAGGCGTTTTTCTGCGGTGGGTCCTGCGGACAAGGCCAACGTCACCAAGCCCAAGCGGGATATGAAGGCCGAGCGTTGCCAGGCGCAGGAACAGGCTGAGGTTGCGCGCATCTGCGGCGACATTGTGCGCGCCGCAACGCTCAGGCCGCATGCGTATTTGGCAAAAAAGGGGTTCGCCGACGAGGTCGGGCTGGTGCTGGATGATTTGCGCCCCTTGATCCCGGATCATCCGCTGGGCCGGTCAATTATGCGCGCACTGCCCGAAGGCGCAGGACCTTGGCTGATCGTGCCAGGCCGGATCGCACAGCAGATCACAACCGTGCAGATCATCGGCCCGGACGGCAGCAAGAAGAACATCTATCGCGGGCGGATGTCCGGTGCGGCGCACAGGATCGCCACGGGGCGCGAGACATGGGTGTGTGAGGGCCTGGCGACAACTCTGACGGTGCGCGCTGCACTGCGGCTTCTGGGGCGTCCAGCAACGGTGTTCAGCGCCTTCTCTGCGGCCAACGTGGCCAAGGTAGCATGCCGGATCAACGGCAGCATCATCGTGGCGGATCACGACAGGCCGCAAGAGCACCTGCACGGCAAGGGCGCGGGTGCGTTTTATGCCTCCGGGACCGGCCATGTGTGGACGCAGCCTGTGGAGGTCGAGGATTTCAACGACATGCACCAGCGCGTGGGCTTGCGGGCCGTGGCGCTGCATCTGCGGGAGGTGACGTCGTGAAGATCATGCGCGACGCGGCTAAACTGGCGCAATGGCGCGCGCCCGAGCCGGACAAGAGCACCATCAAGGCTGCGCGGATGAACAAACGCATCAAGGCAGTGGCTGATCTTGTGCGCACCTACGTGAGCGAGGCCGACATGAGAAAGCTGCGCCAGCGCGGCTGTCTGCACTCGGTGGATTTTCCAGAAAAGCGTGATCGCACGCTCAGAAATGGGGAGGGATCATAGCCCGCTGAAGCGGGAGCCTTGCCGGTCGGTTTAGACGACGGTGGCGGCAAGGCGCAAAGCCCACCATGGGGCGGGATCAAAGGCAAAGGGCAGTCCGAAAGGTTGAGGCCCGATCCCCGGCGCAGCGTTCAAGCGTCGCAAGCAGCAACCGACCGACAGGCGGAAACGCACGACCTGTTGGGCCCTAAGCGGCGGGCGGCTCCGATGAGCAGGTCAAGATCGTGCGGGCATAGGGACGACCACCGGCTTCGGCCGGGGCTGGTCGTCCTATGCCCATTCACAACAGGCTCACCAATGAGCAGAGACTTAGAGAGCAACATTAGAAGTAGAGAGATACGCGAGGAAATCAGGAAATGAGCAGATACGCAGTCACCGCAATTTGCGCCAACTTTGCAAAAATCGGCGACGTCATCCGAAACTCCGTGCAGGCCGATGCCATGGCCAAAATGGGGCGCGCAGATTCGGGCGTGGTTTTGGGCAGCGCGAAAGTGCAAGGCCCGATCTCGCCAGAGGGCGCGCCATGACAAGGCTGGTCTCAAGCATCTACCACAAAGGCCCCAGCGAGTTTGAGGCCGAACGTCGGCAGCGGCAGGTCCGCGAACAGAGCGGAAAGGCCTGGCGCGAGCGCGGCATCGCCATGATCCCGGTTGATGATTTGGTCAGTGATTGGGACCGGCAGGCGGTGACCAATATCGCCAACCGGCTCTATGGGAGGCGCTTGGATGCCAAAGATTGACCTGCGCCAGATTGAGCAGCCGACATGGACGCCAGAGCTGGTCCGCGACCGGATGATCGAGGCGGTCCGCTGGGCGCGCTACAACGCCGGCCCGACGGGTCCGGCACCTTTGCGCTCCATGATGCCAAAATTTGAGCCAACGCTTGCGGACCACCTCGCCGAAGGCTGGGGCATTCCGGAAAAGGCCGAAGGGGTGGACGAAGCCAGCAGGGTGCTGCGCATCCCGCTTTCGCCAAAGCGCGTCGATGAGATGATCTGGGTCCTTGATTGGTGCCGGTTGTACCTTGCTGGCGATCGCCCCGGGGACGCCGTGATCCTGAACCTCTGGCTGCGGTGCCGGGTCTACAGGGGTAACTTCGGTGCCGCGCTGGAGCGCCGCGGCTTCGCACTGACCCGTCGCCATGCCTACCGGATGCGCGACCGGGCACTGTCACACATATCGCAACGCCTTGATGGGGAGGGCTTCCGGCCATGAGCAAAAAGCGCAGGG